CCGGGGTGGGAGGGGGAAGGGCAGCACTCACGAAATCTTGGGCGGCTTGGCGTTGGGGGCGAGCAGGACACGGCGGTAGTCCTGATCCCAGAGGACGGCGGCGAGGTCTTTGCCGGCGCGGTCTACTTGGGCTTCCGAGAGTTCGGGGAAGGTCAGGTGGACCTGCTCATGGCAGAGGACTTCCAACTGCCGCTTGGCACCGAGGCGGGGGTCGATTTCAATCAGCCCTTCGCCGATGGTAGCCTGACCCCAGGCTCGCTGACGACCGAGCTTGACCCACTTGACCTTACTCTTTTGGCGGCGTTTCGTCATGGTCATTAGAGCGTACGGAATCCCGTACCTTGTCGGCCAGCCACCAGAGGCCGAGGCCGGCGACGGCTAGGAGGGTGCCGCCGGCGATATACTCGAAATAGGGGCTGTCGATGATGAAGGGGACGGAGCCGCAGAAGGCTCCGCAGAGGAGGAGGGGGATGCCAATCTTCGGTCCCATGAAGGCGGTGGTCAACGCGCCGATGACGGCGAGGCCGGCGCCGACGAGCGTCCAAGTCTGGGAGGCGGAGTCCTTCTTGATGCGTTCGATTTCGGCCTGGAGTTCCTTGATACGGGCATCTTTCAGGTCGGAGACCCGCTTGGCTTCCTTCTGGTCGGCTTCCATCTTCGTCCGGGATTCGGTGATCTGCGCGAGGACTTTGCTGCCGAACTTGGCGGCTTCGGCATAGTCGGTCTGGTCGGCCTTGGCGGCTCGCTGACGGGCGAGGGCGAGTTCGGCTTCGCTGGGCTTGGGCAGGAAGGACAGGGCGACGTCTGACTCGGCCTTGACGACCTCTGGCTTGCCGGCGTTCTCCTTGACGATGGCCACGGAGGCGGCGACCTTGTTCGACCTAGTGTCGATGCCGTCGTCGAGCTTGACTAGGTTGGTGGCTGACGTCGGCGCGTCGGGCTGCTTGGGCAGCGGCTCGTCGACGGGCTTGCGGGTGCAACCAGCCAGAGCCACTAAGGCGATGACCAGAAGCACCCGCATTCACTTAGCGGCCCTTGAGGGCGTCGAGGGCGGCTTTGCCCTTGGCTTCCAGCGCGGACGCCTTGGAGCCATGCTTCCGCATGACGAGGACGCCCGTGACCAGGCCAGCGAGGAAGGAGAGGATGGCGATAATCATTTGCGTTCGATGAGTCCGGCGTTGGCGATGGCGACCTTGAGGGCGGCTTCGTCGTCGGCGACGATCACGGGGAGAGCCGTGACGATGGTTCCCTTGTGCGGGTACGTTGCGAAATGCGAGATGACCTTGGTGATCGGGTCGTAGTAGACGCCGACCTTTCCGGCCTCGACCGGGATGTAGAGCTTAGAAGGAGAGGACATTGACATAGTTGTAAGAGGAGTCGAGGACGGTGGTCAGGTTAGCAGAATACCAACCTCCAGAATACCAGACATACGAACCGCTTCCAGGCGAGGACATGAAGCCGGAAGGGTTTCCGCTTAGGGGGTAGAAATTAGACGAAACGTAACTTGAATCGACGAACCCGCTAGGGTTTCCGCTTAGGGGGTAATAGTTAGCGCCTACCCAAGATTCAGTAGCAACGCCGCTAGGGACGCCGCCGGTATATGCGGTGGTCTGCAAACTTCCGTCAGAGAACAGAAGTCCAGCGTTAGAGAATTGAATGGTTTGGAAACCTCCACCGGCAGGATTCAATCGGCGGCAATAGATGCCGTCGTTAGTGAGCTGAAATTCTTGATTGCTTTCTCCTCCGCTAAACGGAGCGCCTACGCTTGAAGAAAAGAAATTTGGCGAGATGTAGATATTATGTCCTCCAAACTGATCCGTATAAGGCAAGACATCAGAATATCCGCTATCACTAAGAATAGAAACAACCCTATCAACGCTTCCGCCAGAAGATAGCGCAGAATTATTGACAGTATAGACACCGCCAGAACCCATGTAAGACTGATCAGTCGAACCATTAACCTTCACCGAAATTTGTCCATCGGCTAACTCAGAATTACAAGTCGTCCCGGCGTAGGTAATCGGGCTGGTGATCGCGCCGCCGGTGAATGGATTCGCAGCCACAGTCTGGATAGACCCGTTGCCGAACATGATGCCGTTCGTGTCCACCTTCAGCGCGGCTGTCGCATCCGGGGAGACGCCGATGCCAACCTTGCCGAACTGATCCACGACAAAAGCGGTCGAGTCGGGGGAAGTGCTGTCTTCGACCTGAATTGCGTTGCCCGTTCCCTTCTGAGTGACGCGCAGGGCGGCGGTCGTCGAGGTCGTGTCGATGACCTGAGAGGCGGAGAAGACATTGGTGAATCCCGTGCCTGGGACGGTACGCATCACTCCGATGGCGTCTCGATAGTTGATGGAAACGCCGCTGCCTCCTGCGTTGATCCACATATCGCCTGGGGTCGTGGCCGTGGCATTGACACCGCCGATTCCGATATTGATGCCAGCCGCGCCGCCTACTGAGGTCGCGCTGACCTTACCCGTAAAGGTCGCCCCGGAGAGGTTCGCCTTACCCGCAGCCGAAGCGATCGTGAAGTAGGTCGAGGCCGCGGTGCTCGCTTCGAGCTTGGAGTTTAGCGCATTGGCAAGGTCGGTCTGATTGCCGAGCGTGCCGGTGATGTCGCCCCAGGCGATAGAGGCCATCGGCACCGTGCCGCCGACGTTGACCGTCCAAGCGGAGAACGTACCCGAACCCGTATGGCTGCGGACGTCCACGTCCATGACACCCGTGCCGGAATTGTACGTCAGCACCTGAGCGTGCATATGGTTGTTCGCATCATGGGCGATGACCACATCCTGCTGCGAGGTGTAAGACAGACCCGTGCCGATCGTCAGGGTCTTGTTGGCGTTGTTGATGGTCAGGCTCGTCGTCGAGGTCGTCAGGTAGCGGTCGCCTGGGATGAGCGTCTGCCAAGAGGAGTCGTAGTTCGTTCCGCTTTGCTTGGTGAGCACCTGCCCGACCGTGCCCGAGGTGGGCTGGCCTGCGGCAATCGGGGCGTAGGTCGAGGCCGCAGCCGAAGTCGTCAGGTAGGACGACATTCCCGACAGGGTCTGGTAGGTCGTGGCCGCCGTGGCCGAGGTCAGGTAGGGGGTCAGCGCCGACGCCGTGATGTACCCTTGACTGGTGACGAAGGTCTCCGTCGCGTATCCTGATAGGCTGGCTGACGTCAGGAAGCCCGATGGGTTACCCGAGAGGGGGTAGTATCCAGCCGCCGCCGAAGAGGTAGTCAGGTAGGCAGACATACCAGCAATCGTCTGGTAGGTGGCCGCAGCAACCGAACTGGTAAGGTAAGGCGTTAGCGCGGAGCTGGTAATGAAGCCGCTCGGATTGCCGGTGCGAGGATAGAAAAGATCGCTAACCCAAGTCTCGGTTGCGTAGCCGGCAAATCCGGGAAACGGGATGGTCTGAGTGGTTCCGTTGGGGAACTTTACGCCATTAGACAGAAGTGTGGTCTGAATGGCTCCGTTAGCCACGAAGACTCGATCGTGCAGGATGTTGGTAACTCCGGGGGCCATACTTGAATCAACGGCAATCCCATATCCTCCGATCTCGCAGAATGTCCCTTCGACGGTGTCTTCAAACGAAATCGAGGCATTAGCATCCATCGCTCCGCCAGCCAAGGGGAGGTAAACACCGGTAGTGCTAACCCATTCCGTGTTGTAGTTGGTTCCGTCAATCTTGGCAAGTACCTGACCTGCGGTGCCGCCGACAGGGACGCCCTGTCCGGGGGAACCAGGCTGACCCTGAGGGCCAGCGGGGCCGGCGGGGCCAGCAGGGCCGGCAGGGCCGGGGACGCCGACATCGACATTGAACGCAGCCGCCTGGTTGATGCTGATGCTAATTGGCATATAAGATTACACCCCCGAAGGGACGGGGTTTGGGGTCACGTTGGGCAGGATGGCGATGCGGATCGTCTGGGAATAGAACGTGACGTCGCCTTGGATGAACTGGATGTCCCAGTAGGCCGTACCCGGATTCCAGTCCTGCGTATTCTCGTAGGACATGGTAAACTGGGTGGGGGACTGCACCGTGACGGTGAAATAGTGCTTCTTGTTCCGGGCGTCCAGCAGCGCGGAATGGATGGTGACGCCGGTCAGGTTGGTCGGCCAGCCTGCCTCTGGGACATAGGTGGCCACCCCTGCGAAGGACTGACCCTGCTTAAACTCGTGATTAGTGCAGGACATGGGTTAGCCGTTTGGGTTTAGCCGTATGTCAATCCAGCCAGAAGAACCAGTCTGGCTGCGGTTTTTGGCTTCCATATAATGAGCCACCAAGGTTCTGCGTGATGGTCTTTATTAAAATAGGTCGGTATGCAGGGGGGAACTCCGGCCCGTCGGGGAAATACTCCTCATTCAATTGGTAGTAGTCAGAAGAAACGTAGGTGATTGAACCTGCATTTAGGTCGCCCCTTTCATACTTGCCTGGGGTCGGGTAGGCCACCAGCTCGCCGTTGGCGTAAAAGGCGGGATTGCCTGGAGTGTAATGGTCCACATCCGTAGGAACAAAATCTTGATCGGTGAAGGTGTAATTCCTATTGAGTGGCGTCTGTTCTTCTTCCGTGACCGTATTATAAGTCGGTTCACCTTGGCTGTCGTAGGTGATAGTCGTCGTGACGGTCGACTTATCCATGAAACTGTCGCTTGTCACTTGTCTCTTCAGATATGGCCGGCTGATTTCGTATTCGTCCTCCATCACGATTACGGCACCTTTAGCCGTTACCTCAGTATAATAAGACCTTACCAAGGGAGGGTTTGAAGTGTCGTAGAATTGACTGGTACTTTCACCCTCAAACGGAAGAAACAACGCGCCAAAAGACGATCCATCAATTCCGTAAGTAGACGGACCATAGGACGCTTCGTAAGCAGAGTGGTTCAGGTTTCTGACATAGTTTAAAGCCCTGTTCCATTGGGGGTAGATTGTCCAGTCTTCATAGGTGCCTTGCCCGTGGGCCTCGTATGCCGTCACATTGATGATTGGATGAAAGGGGTCGGTCGTAAGGTCTACGGAGTTCACCCGCGCAAGCATATAGTCCGTGCTGATTGCCGTGTTTCCAAATACGGTGACGTCCCAGAAATCAATCGGTCCGACTGGGTAGGTGCCAGTGCCTTCAAATGAAGTAACGTCCAGAATCATCAGGCCAGTCTCGGCGTTGTAAGACCTTACGACCCCGATCATGTTTTTCTCAGAGTCCGAGCGAAGCACCAGGCTTACGATTTGGTCTGTCCTGAAGGTAAGGCCAGTCTGTGTCAGGATGTTAAGTCCTTCCTGAATCGTCAGCTCGATTTCCGTCCTTGAAGTACCCCTCTGTTTTCCTCCGTAGATATAGACAATCCATCCTTCCTCAAGGTTGTAGCCTTCAAAGATGATGGGGTTAAGTTCGATGCTCCTTGTCAGGGTTTCATCAATCGTGAACTGATCCGTAGACTTGAACGTATAAACGCCGGAGGTGAACTGTCCGTACTGGATGATGGGACGACCTTCCGGCAACTCGAAAGGGTCTGGAGGAATCGACTGAAGACCGTAAAACTTTCCGCGCGTGAATACCGGACTACCGCTGAGAGGAATCATACTCGGTAGTAATAATAAAACGCAGAGTCTGGTTGGGAGAATTTGTGTCTTTCAGACCAGACAGGGTTTGAAATGAACTGGATGAATGAGACGGGAGGCGGAGGCGATGGCGGAGCGTCCTTGTCCTTCTGAGCCAATCCGATCAGGATATGCCCGAAGTTATCGCTGTCATTCTGCTTGGCGTTATATCCATTGATGATAGGGTATTGCAGGCTGTTGAAATCTGAAGAAGGCCAGATGAAGGTCTGACCGTTGACCTGAGGGCCAGCCTTAAGGTAGATGTAGCATTCGCCTTCCGAATTCCATACGTAGGGTGCGCGGGGGCTAGGGTCTGAACGTGACGTCAGAAGGTTCTGAGACCCGGGGGCATTGATGCAAGGGATGATACTGTTGATGGTGGACGGATATACCGAGAAGGTATCGTCACCGTTGTCGCTCAATTGCCACGGAAATGCTTCTGGAACCGTAATTACTTCTTGCCCGGTTCCATAACTGACGCCGCCCATGCTTGACATGAACTCGATGTCATTAGACATCATCGGCCTGGACTTGTCAGCCGAGCCGGCCAGAAGGTTCAGCATGGAAGCCGAGATAGGCTGTCCTGCGGCAAATGAGCCATCCAACGATCCGCTGTTGAATCCAGAGATGGAACGCATTAGAAGCCTGCGATTCCCGGGTATAGGTCTTTGTCCCAGCCAGAGATGCCCGATAGCATGAGGTCGGCGGTGACCTTCCAGATGCCGCCGAACTGCTCGACCGAGCAAGCGGTGACTAAGAATCCACGGTTAATCTTATTCAAAAACTCAGCAGTATAAATGAACGAACCTCCGTACTGACCTGTGGCAAGACCCTTGTACGGTTCTGGAAGTTGATACAGACTTCCGTCGGTATTCCAGCCGACATATGAAGCGAATCCTACTGCCGTCTGTTCGTCGTTAACATAAAACAGGCATCGCAATGTGTTCGACGGCTTGTAGTAATTCTTGATGCCGGCCTTGATGTTGATATTTCCGCCTACCTGCTCTGATTCTTTTTGATTTGGCAGGAATCCGACGAACTGGAACGCCTGGGTGGCACCGCCAGCGGCCACGGCGGGGCGCCAGAGGGCACGGTTCGGATTCTTGATAGGATCAGGCTCCCATCCGTTAGAAGGAGGGAATCCTGCCAGTTTATTGCTCATCGGGGGTGACCCGGTAGGGCAGAATACTTTTAGGAAATTTGGGTGATGTTCGATAGGCTCAGAGGCCGTAGAACCCGACATGATGACCTGAGAAATCGTCTTGCTACCGCCATTGACGTCAGGATCGATGCCGCAGAAGTCGGCGGTCACGGTAAGGACATTGCCCTTATCGTAGACCATGTTCGACTTCCAAATTTTCATTCCCTGAAACTTGGATGGTGCGACAGAGACAAGACTGCCGAAGGTGGTACCCTTGGCAAAGGTTGTCGTAAAACTATTGGCATAGTTTGCGTCCCACTTGAACTTGACCTGAGCTTGCAGCAGGCCGAAACCATCGGCCTCAACCTGCCACCCGGGTTGGGCGATTGGACCTTGGAGATTGTTTCCGTATGGAATGATGGTCGTTGAAGGCATTATCGTGCGAGGTTGTCGGTGGTGCGAGGCTCAGGGTTTGCTCCAGGCTTGGTATTCTGGGCGGTCTCTTCGGTCGCCGAGGCGATCCGCTCAAGGGGGGTGAAGGCCAAGGCTCCGAAGATGTCGCCGCCGCCCATCTGTTGCATCTGGGACGCCGCGCCGGCTTCGGCCATGCCGAAGGGAGAAAGTTTGGTGCCGCTACCCTTGAGTTGCTTATCAATCTCCTTGCTTGCTCGTTCCTTGTTCCAATCATCAACTTCATCTAAGACGAATTTCTTCCTTTCCTCGTCTGTCATGTACTTAGGAGTATTTGCAAGTTTACGCTTAATTTCGTCTTCAAGCGATTCAAAGGGATTCCAAGCACCCAAATTGAAAAAGTTGTTCAATGAAAATTTAAGTTCTTCCATCATCTCAAACACGGAACCGATAAGATTAATCCAAAAATTATCCCAAGCCTGACCCCACTTGTCCATGTCTTGCTTGCCACGACCAAGCGCGCCGACCGCTCCTTCGTTGGCGGTCAGGTAACTGTCTGCGGCATCGTCAATAGCCTTGGAACCAGCCTTAACGATGGGTAGGAGTTCTTTGAAAGCATCGCCGAACATCTTGGTGCCGTAGTAAAGCAGCGTGGCTTCGTCCGTGCCGGCGGCGTAAGCGTCGGCAAGCATCTTCATCGCTTTCTGGTGATTGAAGGTTCCGTTGGCGACCTCGTCCATTCCGACACCCATCTTGGCAAGGATGTTGGTCAGTTCGCCGCCCTTGATACGAGCCTCGCCCAAGCGGCGCGTGAACTCTACGACCGACCGGGACATGGATTCCAGGCTGACTCCGAAGGCCATACCGATGGACTCAAGTTGACGAACTTGTCCGATATCTAATCCAGTAGTAAGGGAAATGCGTCGGATTTTCTGAGCGTAATCTGCGACCTCCTTAATCTTCGACATCAGCGAACCAATCATGGCTCCGAAGGCGTCGAAGAAGGCACCGATTACTCCGCCGATAGGACCACCGAGAAGGCTTCCTACACCCATTCCCGTTCCGAGTTGATTTGCAGCGGATTGGAACGGATTGACACCGGCATTGACCGATCCAGCAAGGCTACCAAGTTTCTTGCCCGCGCCGGCAAGGCCCTTCTCCAGCTCAGTCTGGTCTAGTCCAATTGTTACTGATAGGTCGGCCATCGGTGTTAGGGTAGGTTGTTCGCCTTTTTGTAGGCTTCAATACGTTCGTCGAAATTCTCTAAATCTTTCTCCTGTTCGGTGGAGAGGATATCAATCTTGGCCCCGTTGTAGATCGCGCTGGCGACGGACATCCAGACGGCTTCGCCCTCGGGCATCGTCCATGCTTCCTCCAGGCTGACTCCGTTACGGCAGAGGTTGGAAACGCAGGAAAGCGGGAACGGGATATCGTCGTACTTCTTATTCTCCTTCTTCTCTTCCTTCTTCCAGAACTTGGGGTAGGAAAGGGAGACCTTGATGCAGCCGAGGATGATGCCGATGCAGCGCGAATAGTACTTCTTGCTGATCGCCATCCGGGCGATGTACAGTTTCTCGATGTAGGAAAGGGGACGGCCCATCTCTTCCTTGTCGTAGGTCGACAGAATCCGCGCCGCCATGACGACCTGCACCGGGTTGAACTCGTACTTCTCCGGGTCGAGGAACGGCGACTCGATGGCCTCAAGGGCGATGCGGTGCCGCAGGCAGAAAGGACGAAGCGTCCTGCCGCACACCTTATCTTGGCGGGGCAGGACGGTCGTAGCCTGTAGGTAGCGAGCATCCATCGTGGATGCCGCCCTATTAGGCGATTTCCTGATACTTGACGCCCTTGACGGAGACCTTGCGGAAGTCCTTGTTCGTACCCTTGTCCTCAAGAGACTTGAGGATAAAGGAGATGCCAAGGTAGGAGAAGCGCGAACCGAGTTCCGGGGTTTCGCCAGTCTTTAGGACGCCTTCAAGGGTGATTTCCTGAAAGAGATCATCCAAGCGGTCCGTGATTACACGGCCTTCTTCGTCGGGGACTTCAACGTCGAGCTTGAAGGTCTGGGACAGGGAGTCGGACTGAAGGGTCATGTACGAGACCGTACCATAAAGTCCGTAAAAATGTGCTACGCCGAAGTCGATTGCCATAGTCGTATGGGTTTAGCCAAGTGTCAAGGGGACGGGGGCATGACGCCCCAGACGGTGAATTCCAGCACGTTTCCGTAGCGACGCTGGCTCATGCCTTCCTCGTCGTTCTCAATCCACAGGTCGTACAACTGGCCGTCGGTGGCGGGGTTCCAGAGGGCTTTCAAGGCCGGCACGTCGCGCATGGCCCCGATGACCTCGACGACCCTAGCCCGGTGGGTGTCCAGCGTCTCGTCGTCGGCGGACGAGTAGACGTAGATTTTGAGCGTCGCCTTGTAATTGCCGAGGGTCTGGGAGCCGAGGTCTTCGATGTTGCTGCTGGACTCGGCGTGGGCGATGATGATCGGGATGACCCGGATGTCGTCGGTCACGCCCTTGTGGACGGCGACGCCTGGGAAGAGCGGGGCTAGGTAACCGGCCACCCTGTTCTCGAGGACGGTACGGAAACTGAAGAAGGGAGGGTTGGACATCAGGGTGTGTTGGTAAGGGTGAAGCCTTGTAGTCGGTTGACTACGTCGATGAGTTTACCGTGGTTGCGTGGTGCTTGCAAATGCTTGAGGATGGCCACACGCATGGCGAAAGCCCGGTGGTTCATGGCCATCCGCATGAAGTGATAGCCTTGGCTGTAGTTGCGGCCTACGGTCGAGCCGAGTTTGATCACGGGGTCTGGGCGTCCAAGCCGAGGCTGGTAAATCGAGGTTCCAGCACCTTGGTTCATAATCCAAGCGGAGGTGGGCATACGGCCTAGTTTGAGGCCGGCGTAATACCAGCCAGACTTGAGTTTGCCGACGCGCTGCTGAACACGCTTGATGTAGGACTCGACGGGCTTCCAGTTGTCGACGTACACCTTTTCGGTCTTGGCGGTCTCGTAGACCTTATAGGATGGCTTACCGCGCCGGCGTTCGTGGATCGACTTGATAGCGGCTTCGTTGGTCCCCATCATAAAGCGAGTCTTGGGCGTACCCTTCTTGGATTCGATTTGCTTGAAATAATCGAACTCGCCTTGGCCGAGGACTCGTCCCTGTGCGACCATCTTGAAGATGTAGTCAGGGTAATGGGGAGGGGGGAGTTTAGCCTTGGCACCGACCCAAGCAGATAGGATGCCTACATTGCCGGCAGCGGCAACCCCTGCGGCGGGAGCTTGGGCTAACGGCGCGAAAATCTTACGGACGTCTCGGCTAACGGCATTCCTTCCTTTGGTTCGTGCCTTGTTTCCGAAGCCACCTTCGCCACCCTTGGTGATTGACGGCTGAGAGCCTGAGAAGGGAGGCGTGAAGTCGCACATATCCTTAGCGAATAGGCGTGACTGCTGCTTCACGATTTCCTCGGAAGACTTCCGCATGACCATTGCATACATGGCTAGGTGCTTGGCGAACTGAGTGTAGTCCACCTTGACGCCTTTGGCGACTGTGACCACCAAGGCCATTACTGTACCTTGGTCTGGACCTTGACGATGACCCAGGCGGAGGGGGTGCGGTCCGTCACGGTCATAATGCGGAACTCCTGACCCCCATAGGCCACCACATTCCCGAAGGCGATCAGCCCGGGGTGGCCGGCGGCGTCCGTCCGCAGGAACTTCATGTCGAACGAGGTCTGGTTCATAAAACCTCCCGTTTCCAAGTCCTGCATGATGGCAGGCTGCGACATCAGGGCGTTTAAGGGTACTGGCGTCCCGCCTGGGACGTTTTTAACGGTCACGGCCTTAGGGATCTCGGAAAGGATTTCCGAGGCGTCTGAAGCCCATTCGTCCGTGATTCCCGACATGGGTTTAGCCCATTGTCAAAATAAGAAACCCTCCCCCCGTGGCGCGGGGAGAGGGCTTCGCATTGTCGCTTTGGGGGATTTTAAACTCCCCCGAAA